GATAGCGTTAAAGACATCAAGTCGATGGTTCGCTATGTCTATGATAAATTGATGAAGCAGGGGGAGCAGTCGTTACATGATGGCGGTTACTGTGCATACCGTGGAAATAATGGCCTTATGTGCTCAGCAGGATTACTTATTAACGATGACCTGTATGAAAAGGGAATGGAAGACGATACCATTAGTGAACATATTCATTTAGTTGAGAAATCGCTACCATTCAGCCTACAAGATAGTGAGTGCGAGTTATTGTGTGCTGTATTGGTCGCCTTGCAAACTGCTCATGATGGTGGTAGTACTAACTTTATACTCTTAAGAAACCCTAATAGCAAATCACCGGAAAAATTCAGAGAGAACCTGACAGTAAACTTTAAAAAATTGGTTGGTGGTGGGTCGTTACCAGATATATTTTAAGATAATGACGGTGAAAACTAAAACAATTCCATTAAGGTTGATTAACAGGTCTTACCACTAGCAAAGTGCAAAACATGTATAATCCACTTTTTACCTAGGGGGTCAAATGAAAAATAATTACGCTATAGTATCAGAGTTAAATTTCTTTTGTTCAATTCAAGATCCTAGTGATTGCGGCTTTTATCTTAACTACTTAAAGTACGATAAAGAAACAGCTAAAAAATTACTTAACTGCAAACCTTCAGAGTCTGGTGTATTTAGAACGGAAATAACAGGCTATAAAAGTTTTTTGCGGGATCTTTGCGCCGCCCATGATGACAGCGGCCTTGCTAGCATATATCTATTTGGGCAAGAGATTCCTAAATTTATGAAAAGCATGATATTTAAAAAGCGCTTTGGCGGTAAATTATCAAATAAACTTAAACGTAAATGCCGCAAGTATTATAACAAAGCGATAAAAAATTCTGAATTAGAGATTTTCTAGGAGTGGTAATTGTTTTGGTTATGAAAACCAAATAATTAAACTATATACTAGAAATATATAGATAGATAAATTTTAAAAGGTGAGGAAGAGAGATAAATGAAAAGCAAAGAAAATCCAACTAAAATCGGTGAGCAAATTTGCCAAGAACTATCCACAAGCAACAATAAGATCTCGGTTGATGCCGATTTGATTGAGCAGGTAGAAGGGTTAAATCGCGAACTGAATGGGGCCATCAATGAGAAAAGCGCGGTCATTAATGAGAAAACCAAAACAATCGCTGAATTAAGAGCTGAGATTAACAGCCTAACTAAATCGTGCTTGTTTTTCTGTTTGCTTTCAACCGGGTTAATTTCTTTTATATTTCTTACTGGTGTGAAATAACATTTTCAAATAGCTTGGGTAGATATGCAAATGATTGAAAAAACGGCGCAAGTCAAAAGTCAAAGAGAGGTAAACATGATCACTTTTAATAGCTATGGGTGCTTGTCAGAAACGAATTATTTTAACTCTGAAATAGGCTGTCAAGTTGACAGCCTATGCGATGGGTTAATGCCTACCTATGGCGTTAATGCTGATTTGGTTGGCGTTAAGTGCTATGTGTTTAATTATTCGTTGTCAAATAGCTTGATATCTTAGGCGGTAGATGTTTAAACAAATATACTAGCGGGTGACTAATCACCCGCCAAAACACCACTACTCAATGAAATCAGTAATAGATTCAAATACCTTAGATACAACGCCAGAGCACAAAGCGAAATTCGACTCTACAGATTCAGGCTCTTCGCCCTTTTCCATATCGATACCGATATATTTTATCGATGTTATTTTGCCGTCATGGTTCAAACTGAAATCCGCTTGATTACTAGATAATCCGAGCGTTTTAACTTTCTTGCCGCATTTTAAATGCTGCTTTACTTCGTCTAGGTCAAGCTCTTGATTTTTAAAATTAGCTGCTGAGCCTTCCTCATCCTGCAACTTAGCATTAAAGCCAAAACAAAATGGCCCCGGTGTTGCGCTTTCAAGTGCCAACGTAAGCTTTTCGGTGATATCTCCGCATAGCGGGTCTATTGCCAAAGAGCCGTTGCTCTTTCTTAGTAGCGCAGTGAAATCATCAACCTTGCTGTTAGAAGATTCACACACAACCAAAGTGCCATTGCTTTTGTTTAAGTATCCAATGACATAAGATGTTTTTTCAAACGCTTTCGGTATCAAGTTAAACTCTGCATCACTTTTAATTTCTTTCTTTTCTGAGCGATTTGGTTTGCGGTCATTTGTTCGAATAAAATTATCTGTGAGTTTTTTAACTTCTTTTTTTAGCACTTCACTTGGAATGATCTTTTCATTTATCTGCATCCGCATCATAACTTTATTATCCACTTGATGCGAAAGCGCTGAGGTATCACCGCCAAGAGCTGGCGACCAGCCAATGGTTTTTTTAACTAAATCACCGCATGGTATTGATTGGTTTTTACTTAAGGCTTCCTCTATGTTGTCGCACGCGAAGCCATTTAGGTTAAACAGTGTTGCTTTGCCTATCATTTTTTTTCATCCTATTTTAATTAACTGGTTTGAATTCTATTGCTGAATTAAATTGATGTCAATACTTAATTAAAAATAATAGTATTGACCGTATTGTCAATATGTATTAAAATCAGCTTTTATTTAATATTTGATGGTGAAGAAATTGTCTAGAACTAGAACCCCCTTAAGAGGCCTCGATACTGAAGGTCACCGAATCAATCAACTACAAGTTAGAGTTACAGAACATGAAAAGACCTACATTGACAGTCTAATTGAGGCCGGGTTAGCTAACTCCCAAGGGGATTTGTTTTTGGCCTCAACAGTACAGTTTAACAATCGCATTCCTGTTGATGAGGCGAGCGATATGTTTAGTGAATACGAAGAGTCGATTTACGGCAAAAGACACAGAAAAATATACATTAAAACAACTCACGGCGAAAAAAAGTTTTTACTAGAATGCGCTGAAAAATACGGCGTCACCCAAACGGCACTGGTTTTAACCAGTACCAATTGGTTCGCCAAGCATGGAAACAAAGATATTTACGACTTAGAAAATGCTTAGCATTACAGAGTAAACTTTGAAGTCATTACTTGATTCAAAGTTTACAATCTCTGCTCTGTAGACGTCGCCTTGACTCGCAATATCTACAGTACCATAAGATACCGCCATTGCTGTAGCTCTCGTTGTGAACACCACACCATCATCTAAAGGACTCCAATTAATGCCGTCTGAGGATTTAGATATTCGAAGGCCACAAACTCGCTGACCACCTCCAGAAACGTCAACAGAGATATAGCAAGATATTTGTATCCGCTCGTTTTGCACTGTCTTACTGATAGCTAAGTATCCGTTGTTGGTGGGAACCCCGCCAGCAACAACACCAAGAGAAACAGACGAATTAAAAACATAAGGCCCTTCTATAAACCCCCATTGATTTTGCGTGCTTGCAAATTCATGTGCGCTTATGTCGTTGTAACCTGTTTTTGCTGTTAATATAGAATTCTCTAAACCAATATTCTGTTTAGAGTATACGTTATTATCCGTAGTTGATGCGCCACTAAGCAATTCACCTTGACCCGCCATCTTGTTTGCTGACAGAACTATTCCAGCCGCTTGCAGTGATGAGTTTGGGATATTAAACGCAACTTTGCCGTTTGGCATTCGACTTGTGCACAGAGATATATCTATAATGCCGCCAGATTGTATCTCATTGACAAAATCAAATGCTGTAGGTGATGTGACATCATCGCCAATTTTAGCGCTTACAAACTCTACGGATCTTGATTGATATGGATCTATATCAATAGAAGATGAACTACTCGATATCGAAAATCCTTCAATCGTCATATCTCTAAAGCCTGAAATTGTCGATCTTGAGTTGTTATGTTCAACCAAACACTTAAGCACAAGAAAATCACGGCCCTGTTGGGTTTGTAGATCGAATATGGCAGTATTTCCCGATGGATCGCCTATTAGTGAAAAACCTTCACCGATATTGACGGGATAGTCGGTGCTTTCTATCAGTACCGAGCCCGTGCCAGACAGTCCCGAGCCGCCAAAAACAGAAGCTTTTAGCTGCGCACCGTTAAGCACCAGCTTGCGAGTTCCAATGTCAACGAACGTACTAAAAATATAGCTTTGCAGCTCTTTGAGTACAATTTCATTATTGTCAAACGATTCTGATTTATCTAACAAATCCTGAAAATCATTTATCAGGTTAGAACCCGTGTAAGTCACGTCATCTTGTGAAAAAAACGGTTGAAACTCTTCTTTTTCAATAAACTGATCGGGGTCTGTTTGTATTGGTGGAAAATTGCTATTGCTCATGTTTAACCCCCATAGCTAGCGACTACTATTTTAAAATGACTGGCACCAACAACAGAGTTAAAATTGACTTTCATCTTTAAAATTGACCCGCTAAAATAAGGCCTGTTATATGACGTAGTGCCAATCGTTAACACTCCGTTATTAACGCTTCCGTAACTAAAGTCTAAGCCGTTTTCGCTAACCTCAAAAGTCACCGTGCCTGACATCGTTGCTTTGTCCACTGGTGACGTTAGCGCCGCGTCATTAAAAAAGTCAACACTCGCATAATGGCGCTCGGCATGGGTCGGTAAAGTTAAGAGCAAGTCCCCAGCGGGTATGGCCCCTTTGCTTATTATGTGATTCATATATTCACCTATAAAAAAGGCCCTTTCGGGCCCTTTGTTGATTATTGATGCCCGCTATTTAGCGGCTGTTTTTTTTCGCTTGCTCTCTGACTTCAGCGAAACCTTTGGCCTTTCGCTTTCAGGGATCACAAGGTCTTGGTTGACAAGGCTTATTTGCCTTTCATCTATAATACTAATACCCATCTGAGCAGCAAGCGCTTTGACGTTTTGCTCGTAAATAGATACTGGCATTTTTAGAGGCCAATATTTAGTTTTTTCACGCTTCATTTTAACCCCCTTACAAAGTGGTCAATTCAACTAACGCCGTGTTTTTGGCGTCGGTGGCAGTTCGATCCCAGTTTGCTTGGGTTGCGATTTCAGCATCATTAGGAGATTTGACGCCATCCCAAGAATAACCCTTAACACCCAAGTTAAAATCAAATTCCGTTTTCATTAGTGTTTCGGCGTTAACCTTTTCAATGTTTTGGTCCATGAAGTTAGTCATGTTTCCATTATCTTCGATCATGATGCCGCCGGGGACCACGCCTAAAGTATGGTACCAATTTACGCCAACGCCGCCGCCGTCATTGGTCATAAGGTTAGGCGAGTCCGTAGCAATCAAAGGGTTTCCGTGACCGTCTGTAGTGACCTGCACATTACCAAACTCAAACAAACGCTCGGCGTTGCTTAACGCGCTTCCGTAGATGTCGTGCTTAGGCTTTGAGTGCATGATCCAAGCAGCAATTCTACCAGATTGGTCACCGAATTTTGAACGCGCTGTATTCAATGCGTTCAGGCTTGCGTTACCTGCGGTCCCATCCGTTTGTAATTCTGGGATACCTGCAACAGCGGCGCGAGCACCAGCAATTGCAGAGTTTAGCATATATTGGAGCATAGCTTGTGCTACCTGCTCACCGTATGCGGTACCAGCCGTTTGTTGATCTTGATTGATCCAATCAAATTGCTGTTTTGTATACCTGACAAGTTTCGTTGTCCCGCCAACTTTAACCGATGCTTCACTTAGCTGTGCTAAATCAACTGGGGTTAATGTTGTACTCGAATCGTATGCGTCGCGGTTCTGAACCAACCCTGAAATCTGTTCAAACATTGTGGTGTAATTAAAATCGCCACCATTTGAAGCACCGACCAGAGTGATCGCGCCCCGCGTTGCACTGTTAAAAACTTCTACTTGTTGCTGGATTGTTTCCGTTGCTGTGCCATAGACAAAGTCATTGAAAACCTTCATATTTTGTAAAGACATGATTACCTCTGATTTATCTTGCTAGCCATGTACTCCGTTTTTTCTTGGAGCGTCATTTGGCTAAATGGTTTATTTGTAATTGCAGGGTTTCCTGTTCGATTGCCAGAACCTCCAGCCATACCGCCAGTAGAGCCAGAACCAGCTAACATCGAGTTAAACATTGCGTCATTTTGCAAGCTGATTTTGATTTGCTCAATATCTTCACCTAACTCTTGACCCTGTTGATCTAAAACGACTACCTTGTGATCATCTGTAACACTTATTCGTTGACTCTTTAGAAGTACATCGGCTGCTGCTCTGTGCTTGTCTTGAAACAAAGGCGCGAGCTTGCTAGATAATTCAGTTTTAGCAGCGTCAGTAATTTGCGCTTTTAAAGCAGCATTTTGTTCGGCAAGGTCCGCGCTGCTGCTTTTCATCTGCTGATATTTGCCATCAAGATCATTATAAGCGCTTGCAGCCTGCTCCGCTTTAACTTCGATAAGCTTCTCAAACTCCTTGTTCTTTTCAAGGACCTCGGCCTTTTCTGCTAGCATCTGCTTTTTTTCAGCTTCTAGAGCTTCAGCTTTTGCTTTCTCTTGGGCGTCTCGCTCCGCTATCTGTTCCTCTAGCTCTTTTGCTTTTTTAAGAGCCTCATGCTTACCTTGGGCCTCTTGTTTTGCATTAGCTAATAAAACAGCATAATCCTTATGTACAAATTGAGTGTTATCACCGCTTTTGTGCTCAACTAAATGTTCTCGCATCTCTTCTGGTGCACTTTCTAAACTGTCAAATTTAATGTTCATATGTTTTCCTTTTAATGTCACAGACATTTTCGCTAAATCAAACAATTACAAATTGCAATCAATAGCTAATACACAACCAGAATAATTACAAATTATCCTGTTGCACTAATGGGCGATAATTCGCCGATCACATCTAGGGAATCTTTTGGTAAAATACCCCCATCAATGTAAATTTGTATCGCCTGTTCTTTACTGATCAGGCCCATAGTAACGTCATCCCGAACCGCTTTTCTTTCTTCTGGGCTCAGTTTGATATTGCTGAAATCTTTATTTATGGTTACTTGCGTCTCCTGCTCATCACCTTCGAACATGGACGCCCAATATAAAATTTTTTCAAAACAGTATTCAATTTCACTAGCTGCATTAATTAACATTGCAGTCTCTTTTTGTTTTATATTGTTTGACTCTGTAGCAGTTTGATTTTTGTTTTTTTGGAAGTCGAATCTGGCCCCGAGCGCTTTTGCTTCCTCTTGGTTTCTGTCCATTTTTTCAAACAATGGCTGACCAGATCCGGCCATTTGCACAATGTCAACAGTAACATCGTTAGGCAGGTTGTTTGATGCGCCGAACGCTATGTTTCTTCGGCCTTCGTTTAGTTGAACAAATAGCTCATCATCATTAATCTTCCACCCCTTGGTGAACACACCCGGTACGCCCGTTATTTTTAGCGACCTATTGAGGTCAGCACTTGTCCTCATCCTTGCAATTGCCTTTTTAGCTATAGGGTAAATAGGCCCCATTTTGCGTGGTATGAATCCGGGCTCTGTTTCTTCATCCATTAAAAAAACAAATGGTATTTCAGTTAATTTGTTGCGGTTTGCTTCGGGGTAAATTATCTCTGTTGTATTTTTGTTTTCAGCGTTTTGGTAATCTTTCTTTTGATAGTAATACCCATCATCATCAAGCGCTAAAGTTAGATAATTTGTTGCTGTTGATAGCGTGTTGTTTTCGCCTCTAACCTCTACCGTCTCAGATAATTTTAGATAAGAAAGTTTTTTAACTCCGCCAACATTTATAAAACCCCAATCGCGTATAGACTCTCTCTTGTAGGATTTTATACTTACCTGTATACCAAAATCTCTTTGCTCGGACCTTGTTAAAGTATTTGTCTGTATATCAGGCAAGCCCATCCCGTACTCAACTAGTAAGCCGTGATATTTTGTTTGAAAAACATTGCTAGCGGCCATGCTCATCAAGGCGGTAAGGCTGGTGCCATCACCGTCCGCATTATTCTCCAAATAATCAATAACCGGGGGTAGTTCGAACTCGCATTTTGATAGATTTAAAAGCCCAACCCACGCCGATACAGTTGGACTAACAAAATCGTCATACTCTGCACCTTCAAGGTAGGAATTGTATTCGGCTATAGCTTGAGCTGTCCTTGCCTTCCCGTCTATGTACCTTGGATCTGGTATGTATATTTTCCTGTTGACGCTCCTTTTTAGCTCGCTTTCGCCAGACATACACTCACGCACTAGCAAAAGATCGTCTTTTGCAGTGTTGTAATCTGGGTGATTTAATGTGTTATCAACAGTTGTCATGAAAATTCACAGTTAAAATATTACCGCAATTATAACACTGGTCGGACCAGTTGCAAATTTTTTTTGTGTTATAGTTGTCAAAAGAAACAAATTTGAGCTTGCAAAATGATCAGTGTTGATGAATACATAAAGCTAAAAAAAGGGAAATACCTTACCGACAAAGACATAGTACAAATATCTGTTTATATATCTCGGCATATTGAGCAGCTAACTAAAAACGAAAAATCCATTAAACAAACAAACATTGTTGAGAGTTATCTATTGGACCAACCTAGCGCCTTGGCTAGTGTAGATGGTGAATTCTCTTACTCTGTAGCTCTTTATGTTGCAAGGTCTAAACAAAAAGACAAGGCAATAATTCAAGCCATAAAAGCAGCGCGAGACGCTTTAATTGTAAGCTGCTTTCATGGGCATTCTGATAAATTAAGCAATGAAGTACAATTTTACATAAGCAGCCTAAAAGATGACACAAGACCAAATTAAAAAACTAAAATCCAGTAATTTCATATCGTATTTTATTAAGAGCGATAGTGCGATAATGTCGGTTTATTTTGATGGTGTTAATTCTGAAATTAAGCTTTCAATGCCGACAAAAACAGACCCTATTGAATATTCAACCGCAACGAGTGTATATATCGGTAATGAGATACCACAAACAATAGACGCTCTTATTAACGATCCATTTAATCTAGATTACATCATAATGTCTAGCACTAAATCCCGGCGCGGTCAAAAGCGCGCGCGTTAAGCGTTCTTAACTCTGCTATTGTTAACGGGCGACCCTGAAGATCTGAAAATTTACTTAGGGATAGTTTACCATCTAAAAAAAGCTTGGCTCCCGTCTTTCCTAGAGTAGCCTCAACAAACCACCTAGGCTGGCGTTTTAAAAATGTGTCGAATATAGTGTTTGCTGGTATTTGCCCCGGTTTGAATATATTGTCATCGATTCGACCTCGGCGGCTTGGTTTTTTGCCAGTTCTATCCCTTCTTTTTTCAAATGCCTCTCTTGCGGCTTTGCCAGATTGACCGCCTACGCTCGACCTTGTTCCGCCTAGATTTTTCTGGCCTTTAACTAGAAATTGTATAACGGTCCTGCAATTGTAGTGGTATGGAGGATAGCCTACAGGTGATTCACCAATAGGCCAACCTCGCAAGCCGTACTTAGAACCAATGCCAACACAAATACGGCTAATATTACTATCAAATGTAACAACTGGTACTTCACGTTCTACGATGTTTTTGTTATCTAGAGCCATTGCTATGTTGGCTTGGTTTGCGTAGTGATTAATCCCAGTCCTAGACAATGCCTCGGCTTGATTTGTTAATAGGCCATCGGTTGCCTTTTTCAGTTCTTTTATTATCTGGGCAATAGTTAATCCGTCGCTAAAGCCGCTTTTTATAATGTTGTTGTATGTATTAACATTGCTGTCAATTTGAGCCTGAACAAACTCGGCCCACACGCCCGCTTTTTTTGTAGGACCGCTTAAGCTCATCAGTGATCTATTGATGTAGTTGATAATTTTTTGCTCTGCGGGGATTTTTAAATTTACATTGGCAGTTTCATTAATAATCGCGGCTGTGAATGCTGCGGCTGTAATTCCTGATTGTTCAAGCTGCTCTGTTACGTCAGACCATGGCTGAGCGGTAGCAGATTTAACTTCTCTACGGATGGCGGCGGATATCTTGTTGAGGTCAGAAAAGTTTATCTCATCGTATTCAGCAAGTATTAGTCGGGCTGCTTTATACGCTTCGTTTAGTGATGGGTATACTGTAGTTTTTAATAACTGAGTAGCTACACGCTGCAAGTTAATGATCTGCTGAGACGCTAAATCGTTGTAATCAGTTGCCAAATTTAACTCCCATCATCAAAATAGAGTAATCATTATACCCGGTTAGCAAATTAACTAACCACCTGTCAAATCAATGACAGCCCTAGATAGCACAGAGACAAGATAATCCTTGTTACCGTCGTAAATAGCCCCGTTTGCCAAACGCCGCAAATCACTAACGCGCATAACATTGATCGAGCCGTTATTGTATACGGTTATTGCAGGCTGTCTGTCAGCTATATTTGCTGTCTTACTGTGATTTTTAGTCATGGCTAATTCTAACATTTCAAGATAATACTGACAACTAACCTACGATTAAGGCCGTTAGGTAGATTTGCAAGTCAGAGGAAATTAATTAAGCACGGTATAGGCGCCTTATTATTTTAACAATAAGTATTGACATATTAACCCCTTGTTTATTATTATAGAAAAAACACAATTAATTAAGGCAAGATAAAAGATGAACATAAGCCAATTTATCAACATTAAAGCACCTGCGCAACTTAGAGCGTTAGAGTTTAACAAAAACCCTGAGTATTATATTTTTTACGCCGCTGACAGACTTTTAGATGAGCTTGGCGAGCACTTGAAGCTAGAAAAAAATGCGGCTCTACTTGGTGATTTAGGTGGGGTTTGTGTTGATAGCGACCTAATAAACTGCCTTGTTCATAAGCGAAATGAACCTGCTGGCTATAAACAATTAATTCTGGATTTTCTTAATAAGTATCTTGAGTGTGACGGCTTTTCAGATGTGCCAACTCTTTCGATTATTGATGTTGATGTGATTATTAAGGTATGCGGGGACTGGGTCGGTTCTGAGGAATCAAATTCAACAGCTTATGTCGGTCTGTTTAAGGCGCCTTTGCTTGAAAAAGCAAGTCAAAACTTCATTGACGCACATGAATTCCTTATCAAAGACCCGCACTATAATGATAATGAATTGAATTGCGCCGGGCCTAGTTCGCTGATAAAAGCGTCCGATTATCTTTGTGTTGGTTGTTACTATAAAGGCTGCGAATTAGAAGGTTAAACATGATGAACAAAAGCGAAATTATAGGATTTGATATGAATAGAATAGATAAAGTGCTAAAAGAAATTGATGACTTTAGTTTTTCAGAGTTGCCAGATACGAAATTAGTTGGCGCTGTTGAAA